TACATGTAAGAATGGTATTGAACCTGATGATTGTGAACCACCAGATGTTGCAGTACCATCACTTCTTATATGTCCCCAGTAACCACCGATACCACCACCAACAGAAGCTAACCAAGCGTTCTCTGTGTAGTGACCAGTTAAACCTTCTCTACTATCTCCAACATAATTAAGAAAACATGAAATAGGCATACCTCTTTTAGTACCACCATTAGATAATATTGGAGTAGAAAACATAAACCATAACTTAGAAGCGTAGTTATATATTCTCTCTGCCATTTCATCATTATCAGAAAATGCTTTAGCCGCTCTTGCAAACGCATCTTGCGGTGATTCTTCTTCTGGTAATAAGTATCTATCTTTTAATGTTGTCTTTCCAAAATCAGTAAGTAATTCATCTCTATCGTAATTAATCATTTGTGTCCGTTATTTTTGTGACTGCTTCTTTTTCAATAATGAAGTCAATGTATTGTTTTGCTTTTTTTAAATCCTCTACGCCGTGTCCTTTGAAACGCCATCTAGTTATATACTTAACTACATTACCTTCGCAGTACGAAAGATTGTTAGCTACTATATAATCAATAGGTTCAATGCCGCCTTTGTTATAGTGTAAAGGTTTTTTTATATCGTCCATAGTTTCACCTTTCCTGTTTCTTTATTGTATTCTCCATGTCTTAATATACGTGCTACTCTAGCTTGAGCTAAGGCTTCTTTAACAGTGTAGCCTTTATCTTTGTAAATACCTTTTACTATCTTCCACAAATCTTTAAGTGGTACGTTAGTATATTTTTGTATTAATTTATTAGCAGTAACTATACCAACACCATCAATACCATCATAGCCATCAGTCTTATCACCAGTTAATGTCTGTATCATAAAATTATAATCAGCTAGTCTTGGTGGAATAGTCTCTACTGTAAGACCGTCAGCAGATAAGTTACATGGGATTGTTCGTAAATCTTTATCTATACTAACTACTATTCTATCTTCATCACTAGGTTCAGTTGCCATAATACCCATAACATCATCAGCTTCTAAGTTAGCCCACATAACACCATTATGTTTTTTCATAACGTATTCACGCAATGCTTTTAGTGTCATAGGTTTACGCTTATTTCTTCTGTTATCTTTGTAAGAAGGTAAGACATCTTTTCTAAAATTGTTTTTATCTGTTAATGCAATAACATAATCATCTGCACTAAAAGAAGAACCTAAATCTTCTATTACTGCATCTACATCAGCTTTGCATTTGTTCTCATCACAATGTAATGTCCATAGTCCATCACCCCAATGAGTATCAACTTCATTATTAACTGCAATTTGATATAATAAAATATCACCATCAATTAATAATACTTTTTTCTTTTTATACATATTGTTCCTCAGTTTCATTAGTTAATATTCTTCCTTAAAAATAATTCAGATAATGGAATAAGTATAAACCTACTTTGGTTTCCATCACCACCACTTTTTATATTCTTCATATATTTTTTTGCTAATTTTTTTACGGTTGACGTATCAAAAATCATACGCACAAAATCTTTATCACCATCAGCTAATATATGAACCCAATAGTCTGCTTCAGTTGCCATAATTCCTGACGGCTTACCATAACACTCTACTTCAATAGCAATGTTACCAGACTTTTGCCACCAGTCTCTCTCTGTCTTTACTTCTATTTTTGTTTTTTCTTTATCAAGAATAGATACAATTCTATTCTCTCGTTCCTGTCCATACTTCAGGTCTTTGTCAAACTTTTTATTCATTAATGTGTTTCACTCCAGTTATTACCTATTTTATATTCTCCTGTTAATGGGAGTCTTAATTGGAAGTGTTTGCCAGTACATTCAATGGCTTTGACAGCTAACCTACCAACGGTCTCTGCATCTTTCTCAAGACACTCAACCTGTATTTCGTCATGTACCCAAACAACCTGTTGGGCTTCAGGAATATCCTTAATTAATTTATCAAACTCAACTAACCATTGTTTACAAACCAGTGCACCTGCACTTTGCAACAATGTATTGAGGGCGGCGTGAGCTGAACGTACTTTAACTTGTCTTTTATCAAGACCTATTATGTGTCCTCTCTCTGCCGCTAATTGTACTTGCTCTATTAGTTTATTTAGAGCAGGTAAATTATTTAAGAATCTTTTTTTAATCTTTGATGCTTCACTAACTTTTTTACCTATAACTTCAGCGATACGTTTAACGCCACCACCATATAAAAAACAATAGTAGTAACGCTTTGCAACATCTCTTGAGTCTAGTCCTGCTAGTTTCTGAGTCTCACTGTGTATGTCACCTTCTAATACAACTTTAGAATATTCTCCGTTGTCATACTTAGACATAAAGTGAGCTAACATTCTAACTTCTAATCCTGATATATCTATACCAACTAACTTCTTACCATTAGGTACAGTAAATAAACTTCTACACTCTTTACCAAACGGTACAGACACACTTGGAATCTGTGCTAAATTTGGAAACGAATGAGTTGCACGTGCTGTTACTGTAGAATTAGTATTACAAGTCCCATGTATCTTACCATTCCTTTCATGTTTTAACCATGCTTGTGTGCCTGTAGCTAGTTGTGCAATTCTTTTATCTAATAAGAAATGTTCGCATAAAATTTTTGCTTCAGGATATTCCAGTTTACTTAATACTGTATCATCTAATTTTGGTTTACCATCAGCAGTAAATTCTTGTGCTTCCCAACCATACTTTTCTTGTAGTCTTTGTGCTATGTGATGCCGTGAACTAGGATTAAATATAGTAACTCTATCTTTTAATTGTTTACCTGTTTTTTCTGATACTCTCTTCTCAGTAATAGGTAAAAATATTTTTTGTAGTTGTTCTTCTAACTCTATTCTTCTAGTGTTTAACTTTGTATATAATTCGTGGGCTTTCTCTTTATTAAAAGTAAAACCATGTACTTCTTGTCTATATATTAAGTTGGCTACTGAGTGTTCCAAGTCCATTGCTTGTTGTGAATAGCCTTGTTTTTCAATCATGTTGAATAAAGTGTGAGTAACCTGAACATCTTGAATACAATATTCTAGCATACCCACACTAAATTCTTTCCAATCTGTATCAAACTGTTCTTTATATTCGCCCACCCTGTTACCCCACGCTTTTAAGCTGTGTCTGCCAATACAGTCTTTTGGAAAATTCTTATGTTTAAAATCTCTGTCTTTAATATCAGGGAATAGTAATCTAGTTGCTACTATAGTATCAAAAACTTTTGCGTTTGATTTAAAATTATAAAACTTTTCTAAAACTGGTATGTCAAACTTAATGATGTTGTGACCAATTATTAATTGAGCTTCTTCTAATTTCTTTACAGCTTGTGCGTTGTTAAGATGTAATACTTCATTTGTATCTATATTTTTTAAAATGATACAATGAACTTTAGTTGCTGTATCTAAAAATCCATCTGTTTCTATGTCAAAACAATATCTCATAATCTAATCCTTTTAATTTTTAATATGTTGCTTGACGGTATAGTTGTTATGTTACCTACGTCACCAAGAGAACCATTGTCCTCAAAGTTTACGTCAGACACTATTATATGTACGTCTTTGTCTTTTTTAATTAACCAACCAGTTGATATACAAACAGTTGGTGTACTATTCAGTGCGTCTTTTAAAGTTTTCCATGAGCTGTCTGAATTTATATCGCTCCATGTTAGTTGCACATAATCTGCATCTAAAACTTTTTTAGTTACTATTGGTAATTTCATATTAATGTAATGTGTGTGATTCTATTTGAACATTCCAAGCGGCATCTTCTCCACTAAATGCTAAAGACAACAACGCATCTTGAAGAAGCATTGCAGAACTTTCTTTACCTACATGTAATGTTACAGTTTGTTTTGTTTTCTTGGCTCTACTAACAGCGTCCATGACATACATAGTCCACGTTAGCATTTGTTTTTTCTTTTTTATTTCACTAGAAGTCATCTAGTACCTCTGCTTTAATTTCAGATAAACAACCAGTAGATAAATCATAATGTAAACTACATGCGTTACCTGTCTCACCAGAAAATCTATTTTTTAGTATTTGTAATTTTGCTAAATTGTTTTCTGATTTTAAGTCACGACTCATGGAAAGTACCATGTCAGATAGTTGAGCTATAGACTGGCTTCCTCTAAGACTACTTAATGTTACTTGTTTACCATCTTCAAAACCTTTGTCACCTTCTGTTGACCTACGTAAATGACTAACTAAAATTAATCCAATGCCTGTCTCTTCTACAAGTGTTCTTAATTTACTTACAAAGTAATCAATAAGTTTTCTTTCATCATTTGTGTGTTCATCTCCAAGTGCAGACAAAGCCATGTGTAAATGGTCTAGTATTACCCAGTCTACATTACACGCTTTAGCTAAGTATCTTATTTTAGAAAGTAAATTA